CTGATAGACAGCTAAGGGAGAGGTCCGGCCTCACGGATCTCTCTAGGAATGCTGGCGTGCGATCCGCGCGCCAGCCTAAGATCCCCCTTCGTGAGGGGGATCGCAGGACTATCACAGAGTATATCAATCTCTGCGTCCGTTAGTGTGTCGACGTACGCGTCGACAGACCCTTGATCAACGATCAGCCGGTCATCGGCTGTCGAAATTCCAATACCGTCAGACGAGTATTGGCTCTCAATCCACCGTTTCGGTGGAATGACGAACAAGTTTAGCCTCCAGTTGATGGAGGCTAAATATTTGCACAGCTTCCAATCAGCTGTGACAACATACGCATCGCCGGCCCTTCGCAGGGCTGGCGACTCCAGTATTGTCAGATCATCTGGCAATAACTCAGACGGCGGGACGCTCTCGTCCGGCCCGGTTAATACCCATTCCAGAAGCTGCAAAGCTTCTCGATCTCTCTCGAGCATCCTTTCTGCAGGGATGCCTTGCTTCCGGGCACCTGTCCAGGTGACCGGCATAGAAACACCCAGTGGGTGTTTTAGGTCCAGAATCCGTTCAACGGGTTCTCTGAGATACCACGTCATAGTAGTATGTCGTGCGAAAAGCATGGAGTTTTCACGCCATGCCTTGGTGAACTCTTTGCAGAGTTCATCCGTGAAGTCCACCGACCCGGTGGCCACGTTTTCCACTGTAGCGGGCACCATCACTGGTGCCTCATCAAACAACTGAGAAAGTTGATTGAGTTTCGACTTAATTTCGATATCAGAAATTATGTACTTCTGTATCCGCCCGACAATCCAGGGCTGATACCACTTCTTCTTCCGTGTCTGGAAGAGGAGATATTCTTGAATCCCTTCCGGGAGTTCAACTTCTTGGACCACCTGCAAATGGTGCTCCCCTGTTTTCGTGAAGAATCTAGGAATGATTCTTTCCTTGAGGTCGCCCGAAAGGGCGCCCTTCATCAAATACGCATACCGGCTTTTCAGCCGCCCGCGTTTATGTAGAGTCAGGTACTCTATAAAGTTCTGCTCGTTATCGAATAGAATAGGTTTCCCCGCTGAAACTAATGTGCGGGGAAAGTATCCGAACTCCGGACAATGCCGGAGATCGAGACAGGCATCCTGGATCCAGGATGCCATATAGAAGAGGCCCAGATATCTAGTGGGTCTCATGTTATATTCGACCTCACGGCCGAATTGGTAGATTCTCCCGCTCTTCGTCGAGGAGAAATCCTTACGGTCCTTACGCAGGTCCATAAGCAGACGCACCTTCGGTACGTCTATATAGGGAAGATCGCCGGAGGCAGTCTTCCGAATAAGCGCGTCCACTGTGCGCCTATTATCAGAGGGAATGGTATACAATTCCTCTGCGTAGAATCCATATCTGTCCGATATGAATGTATCGTCCTCAGACAGGACGTATCCCATACCCGTGAGGGTGCGGCGATAAACTTCCAGCGACCGTTCCGGGTCGCGGGTTAACGTAGTGTGATCGTCACCGACGACCGCACTGGCAACGTCTCCCGAGAGGGACATGTTCACTACTGCTAGCAAGTTTGACATTGTTAGCAATACCTTACATCCGGTGTCTCCCATGAAGATGCCGTTCGTGGATTCACCTTTCCAGGTGAATTGTCCGTCCCGGAACGAAACGTTCCGGGATTCAGTGAGAGACCTCTTTACGAGGTCCGCATACCAAGAGGGGAACCGCAGCACGCGGTTCGCCATGTCGAGCAGCGCTCTCGCTGCCGACCAGAAGAGATGATCTGTCGCTTCGGACAGATCAGTAGATATCGCAGACAGACGCCGCGCGTCCGTCGCATCAAAGATCCAGGCCAGATCCGGCCTGGATGCCGTTATTGAACGGATGAAGGTCCAGCCATGTCGACCTTCTGATACCCCCGCCCTTGCGGCGGGGAAGTCTTTTAAGACATAGAGCCATGCGTGTGACCATGGCCCCAAGATAACTGAATGATAGAAACTATCAGCAGTGATAACCCGCGCCTTAGCGCCGGGTTCGTTGACGATGGATGCCCGTACGGTCATCCCGTCCCTGAAGTCCTCTCGCATCGCTGCGAGAGAGAGATGGAAGAGCGCTTCTCCAGCGCTCTCGCGCGAATTGAAAAATTCGTCCGTGTATTGGCCCGTTTCGAGGTCAATCTTTCTGACTTGCGGGAAGTCCGCAAGCAGACGAGCGGCATGAGCAAGCTTGCCGCCCTTGGCCCGACTCGTTTCGAGGCAGGCCGAAGTACTAACAGACACGCGCATATGTGCCTGTATCGAAACCGGATCCGCAGGGATCTGGTTAAACGCCAACTCGAGTGGATCGAGTGCGTAAGCGGGTTCCCTGTCCAGGGACTCCGTAATAGTCTCAACCCATTTCTGGGCCGAGATCAATCGCTCAGCGGGGGTA